CTATTCTGGCGGCATAAATTATATTTCTCTTAAAAAAGACGGTCATGTTTATGAAGGCTTTATTGATGAGTCCTTCGATATCCAAGATAATGCTTCCTCTTTGAACTCTGAAGAAAGGTTTTACAGCGCAACTATTTCGGTTCGTGTGCTTGGTTATTTGATGGGTGCAGACAAGAACGATAATAAGCCAAAGATCATTGTTCAGGAAAATGCAGTGGAAGTTAAAATACCCAGAGAGCGCGTCATGCTTGAGGACGAACACCCGTTTGAAGACGACGGCGGCTTTTATCGTTAGTTGCAGCTTTAATTTTGGACTTTGGGTAATTTCAGGACTATTTACTAACGAATAAATGTGCTAATCAGCCTTTTTCTTGTTTTTAAAAAAACTGGATATTTTAAGGAGAATAACTAATGTCTGTAAAGAAGTTTCGTTTCGTTTCCCCCGGAATTTTCCTAAACGAAGTTGATAATTCGCAGTTGCCCGCAGAGGCAGCCGCAGTTGGCCCCGTAATTGTTGGCCGAACCCGTCGAGGACCGGGAATGCGTCCCGTAACTGTTCAGTCTTTTTCTGAATTTGTTGAACTCTATGGTTACCCCGTCCCCGGTCGTAATTCCGATGAAATTTGGCGAAACGGAAACCAAGTTGGCCCAACATACGCCTCGTATGCTGCTCAGGCATACTTAAAGGCCCAAGTTGGTCCCGTCACAATGGTTCGACTTCTTGGAGCCGAAAGCCCAGACGTTGAAGAAGCAGGTCGCGCAGGCTGGAAGACTTCCGCATTTACTAATGTTTTGCCCGCATCAAATGGTGGTGCATATGGCCTCTTCTTGCTTGATTCTGGTTCAGCAGACGCCGCTTTGACCGGAACTCTCGCTGCCGTTTGGTATTTGAACGAGGGAACCATCGAGCTTAGCGGAACCCTTCGTGGAAGCGGCTTTCCAGTCCAAGGAGACTCAACACTGATCGAATCTCACGGAACAAGCCAAGAGTTCACAGCAGTCATTCGAGACTCATCAGGAAATAGAAAGTTAAAAACAGCTTTTAACTTCGATGAAAATTCAGACAAATACATCCGTTCAGTTTTCAACACAAATCCACAAGCAGTCAACAGCAACATTCAAGATAGTGCTGCAACAAAAACTTACTGGCTTGGGGAATCTTACGCAGCAAACTTGGCGTCATATGTAACCGCATCAGGTGCAGGATTAAACTTTGGATTTATCGCCGCTCTTGAAAGTGGAAGCTCTAATCAAGCCGATCAAAGACGAGGATACGTCGATGCTCAATCCGGTTGGTTTATCTCTCAGGACTTTAGCTCTGACAACACACTTTATCATCCAGAAGACAAGCAGAAGCTTTTCAAATTTGTCTGTCTTGGTCATGGTGAGTGGACTAATTCAAATATTAAAATCTCTATCCGAGACATCAAGAAGTCGCTTGTAAAGGGCTATCCTTATGGAACTTTCACCGTTGAAATCCGCTCTGCAAGAGACCATGACGGTGCCAAGAGAGTTATTGAATCTTATCCAAACTGTAATTTGGATCCCAACTCCACTGATTTCGTCGCTCGCAAGATCGGTGACAAATATCAAGTTTGGGACACCACAGAAAATCGCCACATTGAGCATGGACTTTATGACAATCAGTCCAGATATGTTCGCGTGGTTATGAACGATAATGTTGCCAACGCACTAAGCGACCCACTTTGTCTGCCATTCGGCGCATATGGGCCTCCTCGCGTGAGACCGTTTTCAATTCTCAGCGGTTCCAACCCCGCCGACCGTGGAACGAATCACGCCGACACTATTTATCGAGAAGGCGTTTCTCTTAATGAGCACACATCATCTCACGTCCACAATCACGAATGGATTCAGCTTTCTGGTTCAACTCCAAGAGCCGCCGATGCACGCACACCAATTCCCACTTATGACGCAGGACTTTGGTCTCCTGACCAAGCCCTTGTTGTTGCTTCGGGCTCCAACCCCCTCTTCTTTTTTACAGGTTCAATTGTTTACCCCTCCATAAGCCTAAGAGTGTCTGCTTCGTCACCCAAACAATATTTTGGAATCGACACAACAAAAGCAGGCACCGCAGTTAACCGATTTGAGGTTGAATATTCCGACTTGACAAGAGGATTGCCATTCGGAGTTGACTCTTTCGGTGGCGACACTGCTGCTTTACACGAGTCTTACGAATGGTCCTTCGTCTTCTCACTTGACGATGTTAACCTTTCTGGAAGCTCTAACGCGAACTGGGCCTCTGGCTCCCGCGCCGCTGGAACCTCCCATACGGCTGTATCCGGCGGATACTCCCATATTTTGGACACAGACTGGAATCAGTTCACTGTCCCAATGTGGGGTGGCTTCGATGGTCTTGATATCACTGAAGCAGAGCCGTTCAGAAACTCCCAATGGTCTGGTGCAAGCACCAAGACAAACAGTTATGCATATAACTCAATTGTGAGAGCAATCGACAGTGTGGAAGATCCAGATGTGGTCGAGATGAATGTCTTGACTGTGCCCGGAATCACAAACGAAGCACTGACTGGACACGCTGTGACAACTTGTGAAGATCGAGCAGATGCCCTCTGCATCCTCGATCCAAAGGGTGGCTATATCCCCTTCACAGAGAACAATAGTTCAGAGGCAAGCAACAGAGGCTCTGTCGCAACAACTGTCGCAAATATGACAGCAAGAGACTTGGATAGCAGCTACGCATGTGCTTATTATCCTTGGGTCCAGATTCAAGACACAAACACAAGCCAAATGCTGTGGTGTCCTCCCTCGGTTGTTGCTCTCGGAACATTTGCAAGTTCTGAAAGAGTTACAGACGGTGCGGTTTGGTTCGCTCCTGCTGGATTCACAAGAGGTGGCCTCACAGAAGGCTCCGCAGGAATCCCAGTTGTGGGTGTTCGCGAGCGCTTGACTTCCAAGAATCGCGACAGCCTTTACGAAGTGGGAATCAACCCAATTGCCAAGTTCCCAGCAGAAGGAATTGTTATCTTCGGACAGAAGACTCTTCAAACCACACCTTCTGCCTTGGATAGAATCAATGTAAGAAGGCTTCTAATCTTCGTGAAAAAAGAGGTCTCAAGAATTTCCGCAACATTGCTTTTCGATCAGAATGTTCAAGCAACATGGTCAAGATTCAATGCAAAGGTTAGTGACTTGCTTGATGATGTTAAGGCTCGATTGGGACTGATGGACTATCGCGTGGTTCTGGATACAACGACCACAACTCCAGATCTTATTGACAGAAACATCTTGTATGCCAAGATCTTCTTGAAGCCTGCTAAGTCAATTGAGTTCATTGCAGTTGATTTCGTCATCACGAATTCTGGAGCATCTTTCGATGACTAGACTATATATTTTAGACGAGCTTAAAGGAGACGCAAATAATGTCTGAGAACTTTTGGGGAAACCCCACATTAGAGCCAAAAAGAGCTTATAGGTGGCTTCTTACTATTCCCGGTCTTGATGGAGCGAGTTGGATTGTAAAGAAAATTAACAAGCCATCCTTCACAGTGACTGAAACAGAGCACAACTATATTAACCATAAATTTTACTATCCCGGTCGAGTTGAGTGGGCCACTGTTTCCATGACAATTGTGGATCCTGTTACTCCCAATGCCACAGAGAACCTTATGACTCTCTTGGGCACAATGGGCTATCAGTTTCCAGACACATTTGCCAACGCAACGCAAACA